GCGCGGCCCGCGTTGCGAGGCCGTCGTATGGTGTTGGTATCTCGTTGCTCAACGCGCCTTCGAGCACCGCGAAGAGCTCTTCACGGCAAGACTCCCAGCCCTTTTCCGAAACCCATAAAATAGTCCGATCGAGATCTGTCATGACTCTTCCGGCGGTGCTGCGATAGCCAGCTCGCGGAGCGCGGCATGCCAGCGCTCGAGCGGGGTACGCTCAAGTCGGGCGTGTTCCTCGCGGATAAGGGCTCGGATCTGCTCTGCTTGGGTGCGGTGATAGAACTCGGCGAGCTCGACGAGCTTCTCGGCCTCGTCGCCAAGTCGCAGTGATAAGGGCATGGGGCAACCTCCTGGCCAGAGCGTATCCGACGCGAATACGGAACGCAAGTCTTGACGTTTGCGGCCGAGTCGGTGTAGGTTCAGGAAACGCCGGCTAGCAGCGGTGGAACATTTACCGGCCTCGTGAGGCCAGCCCGCGCGCCCCCTTGTCGTCTGCTAGCGACGAGGGGAGCGCCATGGAGCGTGTATGCGTTTCGTTCCGGTACCCTATGCAGCGATCGAAGCTGTCGACGTGAGCGAACTGCACGCCGTAGCGGACTTGTATAAACGGGCGCATTCTCTTCGGTGGCACCCGTTCGAGATTACCGAGCGCTCGTTGAGGACGAGGTGGGGCATGTCCGGGCGGCAGTGCTGGAGACTTTTACACTCGCTCGAACGGCTCGGACTTCTCACCATTACGAAGGGTTCGAGACGTTCCCCCACGGTTATCGCCGTCGTTTGCGTTACAAACGAACTGCAGCACGTTGGGCAGCACGTTGGGCAGCATAACGGCGCAGGTTCCAAGCCCACTATCAATAAAAGTGATGCACAGGGTGATGCACAGGGTGGAGCACTTCTAACGAGAGATGAGACTAGAGACGAGAATACCCCCAAACCCCCACAGGGTGTTTTGCGCATTCTGTCCGCTGTCAAAGGTCGCGAGGTGACGACGGCCAGGAAGACAGCTCAAGCGGCGATCGCCAACTTCATAAAGAAGACAGGCGCCAGCGTCGAAGAGGTGGAGCTCGTTGCCAGGGCTTTCCACAAGTGCCCGCACCCGTACTTCGCTCACGACGTAAGGGCCGAGGGGTGGGAGGGCGGTACCGATCGGCGCAAGAGCTTGGCGACCCTCCTCGTACAGTCGAGGTGGGAAGACAGACTAGAGGCCGCGACGGAGTGGCAAACGAAGCCAGCGAAGTCGAAGGGCTTCGACTTGGCCGAATGGGAGCGCAACTTGCCCGCCAGTGTGCGGGCCAACATGGAGCCACGATGAAGCTATCGGTGGACGTTCGAGACTTTCGCGAGGTTACGCAACAGAGCGAAGAGAAGCTTCTCGGCGTGCTGATGAGGCACCCGCAGACGTTGGTGGCTATGCATGCCGACTTCGACGCGAGAGATCTGTACAGTCCGCACATCCGCGCCCTGTACGAGCTGATGTTGCGTCGAGCGGAGCGCGGACAACTGCCCGACGAGATCGACTTCCCCATCGCCGCGTCTCGGCAAGTGCCAGATCTCGATCTCGGGTGGCTCTTGCAGCTCACCGAGGACGTTATCGAGCGCCGTCCGCGTCGCCTCGTCGAGCGGATACAACGCGAGGCGACGATAAGGCGCGCCACCTATGGCGCTCTTGAAATGTGCCGAGAGCTCCAAGCGAGCGAGGCGGATATCGAGTCCGTCACGTCTGCGTTCGCGGAGCAACTCTTACACCGTCCCGGACGCACGACGGATGCCACCATGCCCGAGACGGTACCGGCCGCGCTCGAGTCGTCGTTGCAAGCTCGCGACAACCAAGGCATCGGCTACCCGTCAGGACTCCAGCGCTTCGACAGCTTCCTGAAGTTCCGCCCCGGCAAACTGTACGTCCTCGCAGCGCGGCCGGGAATGGGCAAGAGCGCGTTCGCCATGCAGATCGCGCAAGCTCCGGCGGAATATGGCCCGAGTAATTGGGGCGTTATGTCGCTCGAAATGTCGGCCGAAGAGCTCACAGGGCGACTGATCTGTCGAGAGGCATGGTGCGATACAAAGCAGTTCACCGACGGCCGGGTATCGGAGGCCGTTTGGCAACGCGTGGCAAGAGCGAGCGAGGCGATCAAGGCGCTTCCGCTGCGCATAGACGAGCGCGGTGGGCTCACTTGGGCGCAGATAGCCGCCAAGGCGCGAACATGGAGCCTTCTCCATGGCTTGCAAGGGCTGATCATCGACTACGCGCAGCTTATTCGGAAGCGAGATCCGAGAATGAGCAACAACGACCACGTCTCGGAGGTCTCGCAGTCGTGCAAGGCGCTCGCGAAGTCGCTAGACGTGCCCGTCGTGCTCCTGTCGCAGCTCAACAGGCAGTGTGAACAACGCGCGGACAAGCGCCCTATGTGCTCGGACTTGCGCGACTCCGGCAGCCTCGAGCAGGACGCCGACGTTGTTCTGATGCTCTATCGAGGCGACGCATACCGAGCGGCGGACGAGTCGCCTGACAACGTCGCCGAAGTCATTGTCCGGAAGCACAGAGGCGGCCCATGCGGGACGATTCCGCTTCGTTGGAGCGGGTATTGCGCGCGCTTTGACGACTTGGATACGCCGTGAAGATCGGCTCTCTTTTCTCCGGCGTCGGCGGCCTTGAGCTCGGACTCGAGGCGGCTATCCCTGGAGCCCGTACCGTCTGGCAAGTTGAACAGGCGGCCTATCCCCGGTCGGTGCTCGCTAGGCACTGGCCCAACGCGAGGAGGTATCGCTATGTCCAAACAGTCGCAGATGACCCTGATCAGCTGGAGCCCGTTGACCTCATCTGTGGAGGATTTCCGTGCACAGATATCAGCGTCGCTGGCAAAGGGGCAGGACTTGACGGCAAGTCCTCTTCTCTGTGGTGGCCCATGTTGCGAATCATTCACCACGTCAGGCCCTCCTTCGTCGTCCTCGAGAACGTGTCCGCCCTTCGTCGAAGGGGTCTGCGTGAGGTGCTCGGAGGACTTGCCGTCTGCGGGTATGATGCAGAGTGGTCGTTGCTATCGGCGTCCGACGTGGGAGCCCCGCACCTTCGTAAGAGGCTCTTCGTCATCGCTTGGCTACCCCACGCCATCGGCGACAAGTTACGGGAGCAACCAGAGCGAAAGCAGTGGAGCGACGGTGCGGCCGTCGCTCCACACCATGGCGCGGCGGAATGTGTGGCCGACAGCCACGGCGGGAGACGCGAAGAGCTCCGGCTCGCGCAACCTGCTCGGGAGCAAAGCGCATGCCGGGGTGTCGTTGACGGACGCGGTGAGGACTGGCGGCTCGACGACGCCGCGGCGGGGGTCGCCCACCGCCGCGACGGACTACAAAGGGGGAGCCAGGAGGGGGCAGCTCGGCGAACAGGCGCCGGGAGCGCTGAACCCGGACTGGGTGGAGCTCCTCATGGGCTTTCCGCCTGGACATACCGAGGCACCGATCCGGAAGCCTGGGAGCGAGGAGTAGCGCGCACCGTCGAGCCTCGGAGCGTCCCACATCGGGCCGCGCGTCTTCGAGCGCTCGGCAATGCGGTGGTGCCGCAGTGCGCCTTCGAGGTAGGTCGTCGGATTATTTCATGTCTATAACTGGACACACGTATGCACACCGGATACAATGGTTTTACCAAGAACGAGGGAGTTCCAAATGATTATCACCGCGACGCTCGACGCCGATCCTGTTCAGTTCGTTCAGTTCACCTGGAGCGACGATTGTCAAGATGTGGACTTTGTCGCTTTCGGCGACAGAGCGAATGACGCTGTTGAAGAGTTGCTGGAAGCGAATGTTCACATCGGACTCGGCCTGTTCGGCTGGACTGTGGAGATGTCATGACCTACCAACTGACGACAGGAGCACCCACGGAGCCAAATGACCTGAACAGTGGCAGACTCTTGGTGCAGCACGGAGAACTCACCGAGAGTCTCGGCCGACTCGTTGGCTGCGGCGAGACCTTCGACAACCGCGAGGACGCGCAGTCGGCCGCGGACTACTTGAACGAGCACCTCGACGGCATCGGCGCCGCCTTTCGCGTATCTGTTGAGCGTGCATCATGAACGTAACGATTCAACTCTACGACTTCGACTTCGACAACCACGACGGAAGGGACGCCGGATGGTGGACGAGCGCTGACGGGCAACGCCAGATCGACATGACGGGCAGCACCGTGAGTGCAGCCGTCGAAGAGCTACTCACGCAATGCTCTGACGCGGACGAAGCCGACGCCATTCTCGAGGGTACGCTCGAGGCGAGGCCGCTCCGATGAACGTAGCCGCACGCATCTCCGCAGCCTTCGACGCCGCAGGAGTCACGAACCGAGCCGAGCAGGCTCGCATTGTTGGAGAGTCCCCAACGAAGTGGGGCGGGTATATCCACGGCCGCACAGAGCCGAAGTTTTCAAGGGTCGTCAAGTGGGCCTCGGAGGCAAGTTGGAGCGGCCAATGGTGGCTCATGGTGCAAGTGACAGCCAACGGCGTAGAGGTGACAATTGAAGAAGTGTGAGCCCGGAGAGGGGATCGCATACGCTATCGAGCGCGCTACCCCGGAAAGCCTCGAGGCGTTGCGGGAGGTGCTTCGGCGCAGGTGCGAGGAGACGCGGAAGCTGTGGGAGGAGTCGGGCGGGGGTCTACGTCCACATATGCCCGCCTACGCTTCGACTGATACACTTGACCGGCCCGTCGCCGTCGAGGCACCTTCCCCGCTGGGAAGCGGCGGCGGGCTCTTCGGCGTCCGAGTCGTCGTTGACGACTGCCTGCCGCAAGGTGAGGCGCGGCTAGTGTCGACGACGGACGAGGTGCGACTCGTGAACATTGGGGGCGCCGATGCCAGTGAATAAAGCGAGCGCCCTGGCCGTCGAGGGCAGAGCGCACGGCGTGCTGAACGTGAAGCGGCTGTACCTGCCCGGCGTAGTGATTCGGCAGACCTGTACCGAGTGTGGGCACGTCCTACTGCGGGACTATGACGGCTTTCACGCGAACAACCCTCTCGGGCACGGCAGTTACCTGGGCCGTCCTCCTGTGAACGAGGCCTTCGACCTCCCGTGCTGGTGTCCGGAGTGTGACCACGAGTGGACCGAGCCCGTCGAACTGCGGGTTGCGCTGGTTCTTAGGGGCGCCGATGCCGGTGAATAGCCGCGCCAAGCTCGTCGAGGATGCGCGACGCCAATTGGAGTTGTCACGCTTGAAGTTGGCCCGCTGCGTATACCACCATGCGAAACAACCGAAGGATGTCAAGAGGCTCAAGGATCGGCTCGACAAGCTTGGGCAAGGCAAGGCATGCAGATTTAGTCAAGAGGAGATCAAGAAGATAGGAAAGGCTCTGAAGTTGGATGCCGGCCTCTTGTGGCGCCTGGAGATTGACAGCCGCAACGGACCCAACCCTGGCGAGGATGTCATTAGCGATCTCTGGAACAGAGTCCAGAGAGCCCAAAGCGAGTCCCCATTATCGCCTGGAGAATCGGAGCTGGCGGCTGCATTGATCGCTTTAGAAAGGCGAACAGGGAGTTGCGCGAATGCCATCGAGGCCGCAGCTCAACTCGTGCGCCTCGTCGCCAGCCAAGACGCCGAGACCGCCCTCGACTGCGTGAACATCCTGACCGACCTCGCGAATGCGCCCGCCCCTGAAATGGGCGCCGCAGTCAGGCTGTTTGCTCACATTATGCGCGAAGTGCGACTCGTGAACATTGGGGGCGCCCATGCCGGTGAATAGCCGCGCCAAGGGTGCCCGGTTCGAGCGAGCCATCGCCAACGATATCCGCGTGTGGCTCGGTGAGGATTGGGTTGTCTCGCGCAACCCGACAGATCGCCAGTGTGGCCAGGACGGCGAGAACGCGGGAGAGTTCGCGATACGCGGCCCGCATGTCTTCCCGTTCGTCATCGAGTGCAAGTCGGGATCCGGGTTCGACGAGCGCCAGTTGTTCAGAGACCCGGTGAATGGCCCGCTCGAAACGTTCTGGGAACAGGCATGCCGTCAAGCGGACGCGGCCTATGTGCGTCAAGAGCTCGGAGCCGCGTACCGTCAACCGTTGCTCATAGCTCGACGCACCCGAGGCGAGACGCTCGCGTTCATGCGGCCCGCTCCGTCGCTGCTGCTGGCGTATGAGCGCTGGCGTCACTGCATGGTCATCGAGATAGGCCGCGACGGCTTCGACGGTGACGAGCTCCACGTGTGGCGCTGGAATGACTTGATCAACGTGCCGGCTATCCGGCTGTGGGAGGTGTGTAAGTGAAGTACTCGGCATTGAAAATGGTGGCCCGTTGCGGCCGCAGATACTTTAAAAGTTCCGAAAAGGTCGTACTGTATGCTCTGTTGATACACGCTCAAGCGGTAGACGATGCCGGCGATGAAGTCGCGGTAGCTTTGTCAATGAGTAGGTTGTCCACCTTCACGTCGCTTCACCTCTCCACTGTAAAGCGCGTCTTGAGTCTTCTTGAGGCAAAGGGACTAATTGAGGTGCATAACCGTTGGATTTTAGAGGACGGTAGCGTCGAGTATGAGCGCCCCGAGTTCCAGCCTGAACAAACATGCAACCTCTACAAAATTAACTTGAGGCTACTACAGATGATTGCCTCGCCTGACCGTGCCGCTGTTGGCTTGTCGCGGGAGGTGTAAGTGAGGACGTATGAAGAGTTTATCGCCGGCAAGGCCGTGACTGTTCCGGAGACGGGCTTCTCGGCAGTGGTGGACAACCCGGCCCTGTTTCCGTTTCAGCGGGACGCCGTCGAGTGGGCGCTTCGTCGCGGCCGCGCTGCGTTGTTCGAGGATACCGGACTCGGCAAGACGGTCCAGCAACTCGAGTGGGCGCGCCATGTCGTTGACAGAGCGAGGGTCAAGGGGTTGCCTCCGAGGGTGCTCATACTCGCCCCGTTGGCCGTGAAGGAACAAACGCGACGAGAGGCGCTCAAGTTCGGTATACCTGGCGTCCGAGGCGTCAGTGAGCAGTCCGAAGTCCAGGACGGGGTGAGTATCACCAACTACGAACGGCTTCAGAAGTTCGACTTGTCCAGCTTTGCCGGCGTCGTTCTCGATGAGTCGAGCATACTGAAGAACTACACCGGAGCGACGAAGCGTCGACTGGTTGCAGGTTTCGCAGAGACTCCGTACAAGCTCGCTTGCACCGCAACGCCGGCGCCGAATGATCACCTTGAGCTCGGCAACCATTCCGAGTTTCTCGGCATCATGAGCAGTCATAAGATGATCGCAAGATGGTTCATCACCGATCAACGGGAGGCCGGAAGCTATCGACTCAAGGGCCACGCGGTGAAGTCGTACTGGAACTGGGTCACCTCCTGGGCTCGTTGCATCGGAAAGCCATCGGACATGGGCGACTATTCCGACGATGGGTACGACCTTCCGCCATTGTGCGAACATCGGCACTTCGCGTCGGTTGACATTGTCGACGGCCGCGGCGACGGCCAATTGTTCCGGCAGCCAGAGCTCTCCGCGACGAGCATCCACAAAGAGCTACGTCAAACGTCCGAAGAAAGGGCACGGATGGTGGCAGATCTCGTCCGTTCGGAGCCGTCCGAGTCATGGGTAGTATGGGTTGAAACGAACTACGACGCCGATGCCGTCAAGGCCGTACTGCCCGAAGCTGTCGATGTCCGAGGCAGTATGAAGCCTGCGGATAAGTGCGCCCGTTTGCTCAACTTCACCGATAACGGAGGAGTCATTCTCACGAAGCCAGGCATTGCGGGAATGGGCCTGAATTGGCAACACTGCGCGCGGCAAGTGTTTAACGGGCTCTCATTCAGCTATGAGCGATATTATCAGGCTATCCGACGTTGTTGGCGATTCGGGCAAGAGCGCCCGGTAGAAGTCCACGTCGTACTTGCAAAGACTCAAGCGTCCATTTGGGGAGTCATTGACCGCAAGAGCGGCGATCATTCCGCAATGAAGGACGAGATGTTCGCCGCCTCTCGACGAGCTGCATCTCGCGAAGCGCGCACAGACCCCTACCAACCGACGCACAAGGCCACGATACCCAAGTGGCTAAAGGAGACTCCATGTCGATAGAATGCCTAAACCACGCCCAAGGCCCACGTTGGTCGCTGTATAACGGCGACTGTGTCGAAGTGGCGCGCCAGCTGCCGAGCAATGCCGTCGACCTTGCCCTGTACTCACCGCCCTTCGCTAATGTGTACACATACAGCGACAGTGACCGCGACATGGGCAACGTCGAGGACGAGTCCGACTTCGTCGAGGGCTATCGGCACCTGGCGCGTGAATTGTTCCGGATCACTCGGCCCGGCCGCATTTGCGCAGTCCACTGTAAGCAGACGATTCGGTACGCTGGCAGTCATGGCCGCGCCGGCTGGCATGACTTCCGCGGGGATCTCATTCGAGTCCATGAGGACGAGGGCTGGCAGTACGCTTCCGAGTTCGTTCTCTGGACGGACCCTGTCGTCGAGCAACGGAAAACGAACAACCATAGACTCCTCTACTGTCAGCTCCGGAAGGACTCCACCTTTAGCGGCGCGGGGATGCCTGAATACCTGCTCATCTTCCGCAAATGGGCCGCGCCAGGAGAGGCCGAAGACATTCAGCCAGTGCCGCAAACTCGCGAGGGCTTTCCGCTTGAGCAATGGCAGAGGTGGGCCTCGCCGGTATGGATGGACGTGAACCATACGCAAACGTTGAACGTGCGCGTGGCTCGAGTCAAGGGAGACGAGCGCCATATGTGCCCACTGTCTCTCGATGTCATTCGTCGAGCCTGCGCGCTGTACTCAAATGAAGACGACGTTGTCTTCTCACCATTCGCGGGAGTAGGGTCCGAGGGCGTCGGTGCTCTGGGAATGGGGCGCCGTTTCGTCGGCGTCGAGCTCAAAGAGAGCTACTTCGAGCAGGCCGCGCGCAACCTCGAAGAGGCGGCAAGGGACGACCAAGTGAGGATGTTCGGATGAGCACCGGCGTGGCCTTGGCTGCAGTGCTGGCGTACCGTCCGACGCATGTCTTCGGCGCGTGTAGGCTGGCCACGGAGCTCCAGGTGTGGAGGTGGCGCCTGGTTCAAGATTCTCATGAGAGTGAGAGTGAGAATGTTGAGAATGTTGAAAAAGCAGAGGAATAACCTTGTTTAATTTAAGGTTCTCAGTGAGAATGTTGAGAATGTTGAAAAAGCAGAGGAATAACCTTGTTTAATTTAAGGTTCTCAAGGTTCTCAAGGTTTT